TATTTTAACCTTACCATATTTAAATACGGTATCTTTATAAGGTCCTTGTAGAAGTCTGATGTGAACTGTTGTTGCATCATTCTTAGGATATATGTAACAGAAATCAATACCCTCAATCATTTAAAAAACCCTCATCGTTCTCGCTTTGCATGATTTCACTTGCAGCAACACGATACTTATTTTCAACAAATTCTTGGAAAGATTTTTGTTTCAAAACAGACAACCAGAACTCTTTTGAGTGAGTGTCCTTTTCCCGATACTTCTTATCTTCTACTTCACCGGAGGAAACATCCACTTTGCTATACCACCCATTTGAGGGTTTGATGACATGTCCGGATTCCAATGCAATATCAAGTAAACCTGACCAACGGCTAATACCACCATCAAAAGATACAGACACAGGGATTTTAGATTTTTCTTTAACATACCTACTCTTTTCTACGTTAATAATGAAGTTATAACCAACAATTTCAGTTCCTTCTTTTTCTTGTTGGCGCCCAATAATGAAGATATTATCTGCTGAGTAATAAGAGCCTGTACCACCGCCAACAATGTCTTTCGGGAACATACCGATTTCTTTGTATGTGTGATTGACAACAATCATTGGAATATCTTTTAGTGACAAGTGTGGTGTCACCATACGGAACAAACTCTTAACTTGTTTTGCGCGTGACATATCTGCAACAGATTTGCCCTCAAGTGCATCTTCGACCTCTTTCTTGGATGCAAGGTTGCCAATTGAATCAATCACAATGATAAGATGTTCACCACGTTCTAATTGTGTCAACTGTTGCATCACATCAAACTTTAATTGTTCAATATCTGTAAGAGGAGTATGAAGCACTCGCTCAGTGTCGATACCAAAACTATCGAAATAGGACTGCGGAGTACCGAATTCGGAATCGTAAAATAGCAGTGCTGCATCAGGATATTTATCTAGATAAGACTTAGCCATCAACAGAGAAAATGCAGTCTTAAAATGTTTAGATGGACCAGCCCACATCGTAAGACCTGGTGTTAGACCACCATCTAGCTTACCAGACAATGCAATATTGATTGCTGGAACTGCCGTTGGAATCATATCTTTTTCGGTAAAGAATTTTGATTTCGCCAGAATAGCAGAATCTTTGATACTACTGTTCTTTTTAATTTTATCAAGAATACTCATATAATTTCCTTTTCATTTCAACTGAAGAAGTCTTCCAAAGAATTGTTCTTCTCAACTTTCCATTTCATACAATCCAATATCACACGAATTGGTTCCAAAAATGCTTTGTCGAATTGTACATCGTAATCAATATACCTGTCAAGTTCAAACTCTTTTGGTATTCTGGAAGGGAAAGAAATAACGGTATCTTTGAAGTGATTTGGCATTTTGAGATAGGTGAATTTGATTTTTTCACCTTCTTGAATCTTCTGATACTTCTTTTCCAATCCCATCAATTTCAGATTGTGATTGTATAGAATTGCACCTTTAACATGAATTGGTGTACCTTTCTTATATAGTGTAACCGAATCAGAATATGTGTTCAGGCCATTGAGACCACGCGGAAAAGATATTTCTTCTGGTGGCAATCTTTTGAATTCTTCTCTGAAATTCGCAATGAAGTTTTGAACATCATTTTCATTACCGGTCATCATCAACTGAATTGCCGCTTTCATCTTTTCACGGATTGCCGATGGTGTGGATGATTTAATCATTTCCAGTCCCATGACCTTCATCTGTGGTTCTTTATATTGAACACCTTCGTTGTTGTACACGTTTAAGATATAACGCTTCTTGGCAGTCCAAACACCTTTGTTGGACAGACCTTCACGTTTCATTTGCATCTTTTGTGAATATGCCTTAACATAGTCAGCAAGTTCTGCATAAGACTTGTCAATAAACGGTTGAATCTTAGTCTCACAAACTTTATCCATGAAGGATATCGCCTTGTTAATATCTTGACTTCTGTCCCCCATCGCATGTTGCACCAAAGGTCCAAGATTGAGATAGATTGAGTCAGTATCTGATGCAATGACATAATCAACACCTTCCGTTTTAAGAACATTATTCATGTACTGGTTAATCTTATTTTCAATCCAACGAATAGAAAGCTGGCCAGCAGTAGTGACACCCAGAGCCATCCGTAGGTCGTAAAATCTAAAATACTGAGAACCCAAAGCACCATAAGCAGAATTGAGAGAGACTTTCTTAGCGAGTTGTAGGTTGTTGTATCTCGCGATCCGTTTCTCAATGTCATACTTCTTTGAATCATCGGTTTCATTTTCATATTCCTGTTTCGCAGCCAACATCATCTTTTTGAATTTGCTGCGGTCAATATACATTTCTTCCATCATCTTAGGCAAGAAACCTTGAACATCTGTTCGAAAGTATTGTCCATTTGGTGTGATTGTAACACCAGATAAACTTGATGTGTCAATTTGACATTTCAAAAGTTTGTCAACGGAAACACCTTGCGATAGAACATCACGCATTTCTTGTGTGTAGTCTGCCGGTTCGATTAGAGTTTCTGGCGAAATGTTATACTGCATCATCAGGTGAGGATACAGACTGTTCAAGTCGAAACTGGCAACCCAGTTGTGTAGGCCAACCTGAGGTTCTTTAACATATGCACCTTCGAATGCGGAATCTTTGTCCTGCACCTCACGTGGTGGTACAATGATCTTCTGTTGCAGTAGATAGGAATATGTCAGTGAATCCCACATGCGTGTCTGTGCAAACACATCTTCATAGTTACACTTGGTATCATATGCAAGAGTCAGTGCCAGTTCCAACAGTTTCAGTTTATCTTCCAGTTTAAGAATCAGTTTAACGTCTTTGATGTTATATTCAATAAACTTCTGGAAGTTCAATCGATACAATTGATGCAAGTTTTCATATTCATCGTATGAGATTTTACCTTCACCAAGTTCAACGTTTGCAATATTATCAAGACGATAAGATTCTTGTGACTTGCCACCCGGCGCATACCATTTGTAGAGTTCGATGTAGTCTAGAGATTCGACACCAACAAAACTATAGGCAATTAACATTCTGCCATTGATGTTTGTTTTGCGTTCGGAAATATAATTCCAAGGCGAAAGTTTCTTCGTGTCATCTTCACCCAAGATTTTACGAAAACGATTAACGAGATAAGGAATATCGAAAAACTTTGTGTTCCAACCAGTGATAACGTCTGGGCAATTGTCTGACCACAACATCAGGAACTTCTTGCAAAGAGTCCATTCATCTTTACACTTAATATAAACTTCGTCACCTTGTACTTCATAATCACCACATCCGAACACATAGGTTTTGCCGTTGATATAAGTGATTGCAATTGCGGTGATGGGTTCGTTGGCCAGATAAGGATCGGGAAATCCATTTTCTGAACCAACCTCAATATCTACGATAGCGATAGAAACTTTATCCTGATCCCAATCAACCATCGTAGGATGTTGATCTGCAATGAATGCATATTCGTACCTGGTGTTACCATAGATTTTTGGTGCACCAGGAATGCCGTCATACTTCTTAAAGAATTCTCGCGCTTCGTAGATACTGTCGAAACGTTTTTCAGACAAGTCCAGACCATCAAGGGATTTGTGAGTGCCTTTATCTTTTTTGGCAGGAAGATATAGTGATGGCTCGTAGTCAACCTTTTGTTTGATACGTTTTCCGTCCATGATCCCGCGATACAGGATCTTGCCGCCTAGGGCTTGAACATTGGTGTAGAAATTAGACATTAACCGGTAATGATGCTTTGTTGTTTGGGTAGAATGATGCCAGACCCGAATAATTGGTTGTAGTTGCTTTTGAAATCTTCTGCGGGTTCGTAAGAGTATACAATATTTCTCTTATCTATGTCAATAATAAATCCGGATTTTTGTTCGGCATGTAATGGAAAAGGTGAAAATCCTACATTTGGTGCCCCATCTTTACCTCGGACAATAGAAATTGCCACAGGATTTTTGAAAGTGATTGATTCCATACTTTCTTTTTCCACTTCACCTAAAATTTCTTCGTGTGTAATTAATTTGGCTGTTAAGATTTTCATTTTTTTACCTTTTCGAAAAGTTTATAAATATATGTATTGATAGAAAAATTATTCCTATTTGACTTTGTGATTATACATACAAAATGATTTTTTGTCAATCAAAATAGTGGTTAAAAAGGAAAATAAATGTTCAAAAAGCTAACCGCAATGGTGCTTTTTGTAATGTCTTTGTCATCGGTCGCGCAGACCACCTATGATTCGAGTACGCTGGTAGACACAAACAGTACATCTACCTCGACAAGCACCGTAAATACAAACAATACTAGCACGGCTACGACCGTCAACACTAATAACACTAATGTTAATAGTGTCTCCACGAATGTCAATACAAGCACCAGTGTAAACACGAATAATAACGTGAACACTGGCACAATGACGTACAACAACAATAACGTCAATGCTTCAACTTCCACTAGCACAGTTACGAACAATAACAACAACGTGAATAGTGGTACAATGACGTACAACAACAATAACGTCAACACCAACGCCAGCACATCTACGAGTGTGAATACGAATAATAATATAAATTCTGGCACGATGACTAATAACAACAATAACGTCAACACCAACGCCAGCACATCTACAAATGTGAATACGAATAATAATATAAATTCTGGCACGATGACAAATAACAATAACAATGTTAGTGCAAGCACCAGTACAAACGTAAACACAAATAACAATGTGAATACAGGCACGATGACAAATAACAATAACAATGTTAATACAAATACTAGTGCATCAACAAGCACAAACACAAATAACAATGTCAACTCTGGTGACATGACAAATCGCAATATTAATGAAAGTAATATTACACAAAGAATAATTCAACCGCCACCTACAGCGGTTGCGCCAACAATGATGAGTGGTGGTAACAACGATTTGTGTACTACTGGTTCTAGTAGTGCGGTACAAACACAAATTTTTGGTGTAAGTTCTGGTGGTACTATACGTGACGAAAATTGTGAAAGATTAAAATTATCTAAAACTCTTTTTGATATGGGAATGAAAGTCGCCGCCGTTGCTACAATGTGCCAAGACCGCAGAGTTTGGGACGCAATGATGGCCGCCGGTACTCCATGCCCCTACGAGGGAAAAATTGGTGAGGCTGCAAAGGTTGAATGGCAAGCAAATCCAAATAGAATTCCCGCACCAATAAAAGAGAAAAAAGATGAGACATATACGAAGATTGGCATCGGCAGTTTCCTTGGCGTTCTTGTTCACAAGCTTTTCAAGTAACGCACAGGATTTAATTGCGGGTCAAATATACAATACAGGTAATGTAGTTCTACCGACAAATCAAGGTGGTCCTTCATCTTGGGTAAATGGTGTTTATCAGGATAACTTAACCTGTTGGTCTTGGGGAGACTCAGGGTATTGTGGACCCAATGCAATTGTTAGACCAGGAAATAACATAAACTTTTCTTATGGTTCAACTTACATTTATCAGCAACAAGACATTTCCAGCATATTGCCAAGTTCCACTCCTGGTTTACAAGTT